CAAGGGGAGTAAACTCTACTGTAATATTTTTTACGGGTAGTGTTGTTTTGTATATCGGTAATTCTATTTTCATAATTTTTTTCCTATCCAATAATAGTTTGTGTGCCTAATATTCCACCAGTTGGGGCAGATAAATCAAAATATCTGTATTGAAATTGAACACTGAAAACCATCGGAGCAAAGTCTTCAACCGGCTTAAGATTAATTGGATATAAAGCCCTTGGAAAGACTTCCGCAAATCTCCATTTAATGTTATCATTATCGCCGTTCACAATTTCTAAAATATTTCCAGTGACGTTCTCGTTATAATATGGTTGTGGTCCTTGTGGTTGTGTAACTGCGTTACACCATCTATTCACAATATCAAACATTGATCCCTCAACTTCATTTTCCATATAGAATGTTAAAAACAAACGTTGAGTCCAATTTTTTCTCATGGGAAAAGTCTTGATGTTTCCACCAACACCAAGATCCGTTACCGTTGCAATATCCCAACCGGGTACTTCGGCAGCAAAGACAGGAATATTAGTCAGTGATTTGCTATATGTTTTAGTATTGATAAACATATTTACATGGAACCTATTGTGCTTCATAAGCCCTTTGCTGTAAATACCATTTCCTTCAACTAAATCATCTACGTTTGTTCCTTCTAGACTCATTTTGCTTGCTTCCCCTTAAATAGTTCGTTTTCGGTTAGAATGGTAAATTCCCACTGATTATCATTACAAACTTTTTTAGCAGCTTTCCATTTCGCTTCATTTATGGCATATGTCTTCATATTCAAGTCATATGATTTAGTTTTTCTCTTTTTGATTACAGGTGGTTTGGTCTGCTTATATGGCTTAACCTCAATTAAAAATGTCTTGATACCACCATCTTTGGTTTTTACTTCCGCGAGAAAATCGGGGTAGTATTTGTGCATTTTATTATCTACCGGGGACAGATATGGTATCACGACTTCTTCGCTTGCCCAACGAACATATTTAGTTGAATTTTCGGGAATGTACTTCGTTTTATATGCCATAACATACATATATATGAATGAAACTAGGAGGAAACCATGGCTAACAAAGAATTTTCTTGGGGATACGATGATAGGACAGCAGAAGCACCGTATTATCTAATATTTACTTGCTACACATACCCTAGAACCTCTATAACTAGAGCAAATTTAACAAATCCAATCTCTCGTATAATTCTTCCGGGATTAGCTGTAAATACGGGTACTGCTCACAGATATTCAGAAGATGTTCCCATGATGGAAAATTTGCAACAAGCTCTGGGAACAATAGAAGGTTATGATGGTCCAGAGGCAACCGCCAAGATGACCTTCCCTGATCTGGTAGCTGAGACCCGTGGCAGGTTAACTCAGGTTTCAGAAAGATATCAGGGAGAGGCATTTGGACAGATCGCGTCGAAGCTGGGTAGGTTAGATCTTTTAACAACTGAATCAGGATATCTTGGATCATCAAAAAGAAAATATGCTTTTAACTGGAACTTAAAAGCTACATCAGAAAGTGCAAACACGTTTACAGCAAGAGAAATAGGTGAAGAATTTGAAATGTTGTCCATGCCTGTTGTTGGAGATTTTGCGAATGAAGGTAATATTGCACAGGCTAGTAGAATGAGACCCCCAAACGTATGGACAATATCTGCTGTCAATGAATTTGGTCGTAATGAAAGAGAAACAACGAATCTATGGTTAGGCACACCAAAAATATGTGTGCTAACTTCGGTTCTGAAAAGTGTAGATAACCAGTCGTTTATTGCTGGAGAAGGTGGACCGTTCTCATATTTTCTTACTTGCAACTTCATAGAATTAGAAAACGTATTTAATTATGGAGGGTCTATAACAAGTAGATCTGAGTTCTACAATGCACTCGGAGGAGGATAATGACATATTTTAATTTTTTAAGTAGTATTGAATATAAATTTACGGATGGTCTAACTAAAAATGTTAAAAATATGTTTAGTCGTCCTATTGTAGATTCTACGCAAACTAGCAGAATTGAAATTTCAGAAAATCAAAGTCCAGATCAATTATCAATTTCTCTGTATGAAGACCCTTCATTGTATTACATCAATCTGTTACAAAATGATATAATATCCGATAATTATTGGCCGATCTCTGGTGAGGAATTTACACAAAAACTACAGTCTGATTATGCTGGATATTCTTTTCATATACTAGAGCAACCCGAAAGTCCCCCAACAACAGGGGATGTTATTGTATTAAAATATGACTTGAATGGGTTTACTCCAGACCAAAACGATTATACGGCAGAAACAATCAGTTATGGTATCGTAGAGTCTTGGGATCCGCATATGAGAAAATTGTGGATAAAGAACTACAGTCTTGGTACAACCGGAGCACAAGTAGAGGATGAGTTTTTCAAAGAGGATAACAGGTTTTACCTATACAGAAGAAGTCCTGATGGACAATACTCTAACGAAGGATCTAGAATTTCTGCTACTAATGTTTTGGGTACAAATAACGCCTTTTCTTCTGATCCAAATTACATAGGCAATTCTGGAGATGAATTTACCATGAAAAGAGTTGGTGAATATTCAGACTCAGTTAAAACATTTTATTCTGA